CATGTACTACAACGGCAACTTTGCTGTTGATAACGGCGTCTTGTTTGTCGATGCCGCAAACAACCGTGTTGGCGTCAATACATCCGCACCGACCTCTCCGCTGCATGTTTCTGGAGATGGACGAGTCACAGGAAACTTGACTGTCGGATATCAACTCGTCGGTGGCATTGGTGCGTTGGATGTTGGTGGAACCTTGGATTGGAACCATTCAAGCAACGCCAGATCCGGAGGTGGGTATTCACTTCTGCGCGGCAACGCCAGCAACGGCCCTGGCAATCCGTCGGCTTACTTCACCCCGTTTTCGTTTGAGTATCAAAACAAAGACGGAACAGGAAGCATTACGCAGCTTGCAATTCCATACATCGTCGATGGGACGAATTGGAATTCGCTGTCGTATAGGTCGCGATATGCAGGAACTTGGAGCAACTGGTGGAGCTTCGTCCAACAGCCAGCATCTGCTCCAACAATCAGTGTAGACAACACCGGAAAGGTTGGCATCAATCAGACCAGCCCAACGACTCAACTTGATGTCAATGGAAACACCTCGATCACCGGCCGTCTCACCATGGCTGGCAGCACGGCTGGAGTTGCGTTCCCTGCGACATTCACAGACACCGCGAACGCCAACGTCCTAGACGATTACGAAGAGGGCACGTTCACGCCGACAGTTTCCTATCAGGGTTCTTCTGGCGTTACAACGACGTATATCACTCAGCTTGGCAACTACACAAAGATTGGAAACAGGGTTTTCTTCAACGTCTATGTCATTTTTAGGCCAAGCAGCAACTCGGTTACTTCAGCTTCGACAATGTATTTGCGAATTGAAGGTCTTCCGTTTTCGCAAAGAACTGGTTACTACGCAGCAGTACACCTCGGATTTCGCAACACAAGTGGTTGGTCTGCTACCGTAGCCAGCAGGCCGCATGGTGCGTACATGAATCCAGAAGAAGCAGCGATTTTGCTTATCAAGCAAGACCTTGCTTCTTTGATTGCTCTTGCAGATACTCAAGTATCGCAAGATAACGCTGTGATGGTGTCCGGTCACTACATCACACACACCGCATAAACATGCCATCAAGCACATCAGAACAATTCCAGTTCAACGAATCGAAGCAGCTGTCGTACAAGCTGACGACAACAACGACAGACGGAAACGGCAACGTAACCGGAATTTCCGTGTTCAGGTCTGTGTATGCGCCAACGACCAACACCAGTGCGTTGCCAGCGTCAATCCAGTCAGCCGCATCGACCGAGTGGACAAACGCCGTCAAGTCTCGGTGGAATGACAAACTTGCGGCAAATCAACTAGGCGCTGCCGCACAGGCATAAACATGGACAAACTATCAGCAGTCAATGGCGTGCTCAGGCGCTTGGGCTTGACGCCGGTTGCGGCATTGGATACCGGAGGCATCTCAACGCAAGCACAGGTCGAACGGTACATCGATGATGCTGACAAGTCGTGCCAGGCTCGTGGCTGGCATTTCAACACGCGCTACAACGTCGAACTAACACAGAACGGCCAGGGCAAGATTGCAGTGCCAGCCAACACCTACCGCATCGACACCGATGGCGTTGACTCAAACGTGGACGTGACTGTTGTAAGTGGATTCTTGTTCGACATCGAGAACAACACGGATGTCTTTGGCAGGAGCCTTCGAGTCACATATGTCGCCCAGACGCAATTCGCGGACCTCCCGCAGACCTTCGCCGATTACGTCATCACCGAGGCGGCATACAACTACAACCGATCCCACAAGAAGGATCAGGCGCTCGACGGAATGCTGCGGGACGAGGCTGCTAGACGAATGACCGAAGTCAAGCGCGAGGACGATTCGCGCGCGGACGTGAACGTGCTCAACACGGCAGAAATGATTCAACTCAGGGGGAGACCCCGCATGAGAGATAGGAGCGTTTGGTAATGCCTTCGATGACCAAGCTTGATGCGGTGAACGCCTGCCTGGCGGCCATCAATGAATACCGAGTCACAGCACTTGATACCAACGGGACCAGCATTGCAGCCGAGGCCGAGCGGTATGTCGATGACAGCACGCGCTACCTGTGTGCCCAAGGCTTTCCATGCAACACCATCCGAAGCAGGGCGTACACGCCAAGCCCCGGCACGCTCGAAGTGTCTCTCGGATCTGACGTGTTGCGAATCAGGGGATCCGGACCGGATCAGCACCGAAACCTTGTGATGCGTGGAACCAAGGTGTACGACGCCGACAAGGGACAGTATGCCATGCAGAACAGCAATCCGATCTACCTTGATGTGGCCGAATTGCTGGCGTTCGCTGACCTAGACCCAATGCTTCGAGAGCAGGTTGCACAGCACGCTTCACAGCGATTTGCTCGCCGCACGACCGGATCGCAGATGTCCGACGCCTATCTGTCTCAGGAGCTTGGTCTCACGGACTCCATCCAGCCGCGTGAAGGCACGTTCTCCAGTAGACCCATCTTTGTGCAGGCACAGACCCAGCCGCAGCAACAGCAGTAAATGGCAACCACCGATTTCCGGCAGCGGATTGGTTCGCTGCACAACGGCATCTCCACTCAGAGTGCGAGCAGCCGATTTCCGTCCCAGGTTGAGGATGCGGAAAACGCGCTGTTCAGTGTGGTCAGCGGAGTTTCAAGCCGAGCCGGAACAAGGCATTTTGCTCATGCAGTTGCTGGAGTGAACACCCAGTACTACCGGGCCCACAGGATCGTTCGAGATGCGAACGAGCGGTATATGGTCGTTTACGGGCGAGATAGCAGCAACACCATCCTGCGAATCATCGACCTGGCAAACCCTCGCAACCGAACACAATACGTCACCGGGCCTTCAAGCGGAACGTTCACGCTCACATTCGGAGGCCAGACAACGTCGGCCCTGAATTTCAACGCCTCAGACGCAACGGTTCAAAGTGCACTTGAAGCTTTGTCAACGATTGGATCTGGAAAGGTGGCGGTCAGCCGGTCAGGAAGCGGTCCATATGTGTTTTCGTGCGTGTTCAACGACAGCCTGGTGACACAGTCCGTAATGACCGCAAGCGCAGGATCCGTTGTAGGGAACGTCATTACGCCAACGTTCAGCAGCACAACGCAGACATATCTCAACACGAATACACCGTCGGCGGATGACCTGCGATTCCTCACGATCGTTGACACAACGATCATCGTGAACACAAAGGTTGCGACTGGAACAGGAACCAAGTCAGGCTACGCGACCACCAACACCAAGATTGACGAGACGAAGTTTCCGGTAAAGATGGTCAGGACCGGACTTGCACCACCAGCGTTTGCGGTTTCATTTGTGACGCAAGGCACGGAACTAAAGGATGCAAACACGGACGGGGCATCGTGGAAAGCGCCAACGCCGTTTCAGTCAAGCACGGTCATTTCAGACATCGCGTATCACCGTGGCAGGCTGTGCTTTGCAATGGGCGAGTTCGTTGTGTGCAGCCAACCCAACGACCTGTTCAATTTCTTCCCGTATTCGTCATCATCGTTTGCAGCGAATCCGGCCGACCCAATCACGGTGCAGATCGGTGCGAACACGGTGTCGCTGATCGATTTCATGGTTCCGTTCCGCAAGAGCCTGCTGCTGCTGACCAGAGCCGGCACACAGTTTGAGCTTGGCGGCGACGAGACGTTCACTGCCAGCAACGCCACCTTCACGCCAAGCACGACATACAACACGCAAAGGGTGCGTCCGGTGCCAGTTTCAAGCATGATCTACCTCGCTGGATCGAGAGAGGAATCAAGCCTGGTGTACGAGTATGTGTACGACGATATCCAGGTGTCGAACCGCGCCAACACCATCACGCAGCACGTTGACGGATTGCTGCCAACCTACCTGCGATCATTGGTTGGCAGTGACAACAACGACACGCTTGTCGTAATACCACAGCCTACAACAACGGATCCGACGTCCACCATCTACAGTAACGGAGTCGGAGGCGGATTCTTCTCCAATCCGTCAACATGGTCTGGGAACAAGTCTCCAAGTCCGACCAACACCACCGTCATCTCGACTGGCGATGTCGTGGGGTTTGATGATTACGGCAACGCAGACGGAAACATCTACGTTTACCGAAGCACGCGAGTCGCCGACAAGCTTGTTCAATCAGCCTGGACGCGCTATTCGTTTGGCGGAGACATCATCAACGACGCAATCGTCATTGACGACACTCTCTACATCCTGCGAACCGCAACAATCAGCAGCAATCTCAATCTGCTGATCGATTCGATGCCATTGACCAGCGACCCACTGGCTCCTGCATCATTTACTGAACAGCCGCGTTTGGATCACCGCCATGTGATAAGAGGTGGCACGTTCAGTGGTACCGAAATGCAGTGGACATTGCCATACGCCGATGCAGAGATCGACACCGTTGTTTGGATGGATGATGGAGTTTGGAAACAGCGCGGCATTTCCATGAGCGGAACTACGGCAACCACAACGCCGTTTGCGAATCAGACTGCAACCGGAGTCGATTTGACTGGCAAGCTTGTTGTGCTTGGGCGATCCGTCCCGTTCCGCGTGACGTTTACTCGCCTGTACCAGCAGGATGGAAACGGAAACCCGATTATTGAGGGTGAGCTTGAAGTCAACAAGGTTGTGACGGATCACTTCAAGAGCGGACCGTACAAGATCAGTGCAAAGAGTTCTAGCAGGCCAGTCCGATCAAGTACGTTCACGCCGGCGAATGCAAACGTCGATCCACAAGGCAGATTCACGGCGTGGTGCGTTGGTAGATCAAACGATCTGACCGTGACAGTTGAGAACATCGACTCTCGTCCAACCATTCTTACTGGCATCGAGTACTACGGCCGACACACCAGTATGCTCCACGGAGGTAGCGCATGACCGCTTTTGCATTGCAGGGCGGAATGCTTACGTCTGGAGGCGGTGCAGCGGCTGCGTCAAGCAGTTTCCTCACTCCGCTGCTCGGAATCGGCTTGGCGGTTGGTGGCGCTACAAGCCTTATCCAAGGTTTCCTAGCCAATCAGGCTCAGAAGAAACAGAACGCTGCCGCCGAGCAGGCCATGCGGCTTTTGGGACAGCAGTCAGATTTCTACAACACGTCGTACCAGCAGCGCCTTGCCATGCTGCGCGAATCGCAGATGTTCAACATGGAGGGGACGCTCGATGCCATCCCGCAGATGCGACGGGCTGTTCGCCAGGACTACGAACAAAGTTCCGGCTCCGCTCGCGTCGCGCTGGCAGAAAGTGGAGCCTCCATCAGTGGGAGCAAAGCCGACCTGCTGCGTTCCATTGACATTCAAGGCGCTTTGAACAACCGAACACTTGAGAGCAACATCCGCAGGACGCTCGTTCAGGACAGCCTGAACTACCGGGCTGCACTGTTCGGTGCAACGCAGTCGTATGCAGCCCAACAGTTCCAGATTCAGAACACCACAGGCCAGCTGCAATCGCAGTTTGGATCCAGCGGCCTGGCGATGGCGCAGGGAGCTCTGGGTGGGTTTGGTACCGGATTGTCCATCACTAGCGGCATTGCGTCCCTCAACAGATAACCATGAGTCAATTTGAAGCATCGGCAGCCCTTGCTCCGCAGGCGGGGGGTTTCCGCCGTTCTGCTCCGGTTCAGATCAATTCGCAGCAGCGGGTGATCCCGGTCGCAGAATTGACCGCTCCGCCAGTTGGTGCCATTTCTCCGTTCGTCTCTCCGACCCTCAACACGAAGGCTGCACAAGACCTTGAGCAAGCCATGCAGGTTGTGTCTCAGGTCGGTACGGCCTTCTCGCAGTTTGGTCAGCTGGCACGCATGGATGCTGCAATGACCGAGCGCGAAGATGTCTACAACACGCAGATGGCGGCGGCAAAACGCGTTGCTGAACTTCAGCAGAGGTTCCAGAAAGGCGAGCTCAATCCACTCATCGACAGCACTCCAAATGTCGTTGACTTCTCTGAGATGGCTGCTGGCGGATACAACGCCAAGACGCAGGCTGGCAACGCCGTGTACCAGCGCGCGGTGCAGGGGGCGGCTACCGAGCTCTACCTGCGCCGCTCTGCGGACACTCAGAAGCGTGCATCTGACGACTTTATGCGTTCGCAAATCGCTGGGTTCTTCCTCGACAATATCCCCGATTCTGTTCGAGCCACGCCAGATCAGATGTTTGAGGATGCAAAGGCCAGGTTCCCGTGGATCGATAGAACAACCTACATGTCAGGAACCTACGGCTTGGCATTGAAACAAGCCGCTGAACTTGGCGACCAGTCGATGTTCGACCGGATTGCCGGCGACATTCAGGATCCAACCGAGCGCCTGTTGCTTGCCGACGTCCAGCGCCCGGATTTGCGTCGGCGTGTTGCAGCAAACGAGCAGGCGCTGATGACAAACGTAGCGCACGCAATGCGCGATCTGTCAACAAGCTCGGCACCGTTGACCGAACGTTTCATTTCGCTCAGTGATGTACTTCAGCAGAACGTACGCGATCCATACCTGCGAGATGGAATGGCAAGAGACTTCCTGAACGATCAAATCTCGAATACCAAGGATCCCGAGCAGTACGACGCAATCGTGAAGCTTTCGGAAACCCTGTCTCCGGATTCTCAGGCTTCTGTCCGTGCAATGGCTGAGACGAAGATTCGTCCACTGCTCACCAATGCTTTGCAGGGTACGGCCAAGAATGGAGACGAAAACTTTTTCCGTTTGCGTGAAAAGGCCGTTGAGTTGCAGGTTCCGGCAGACACGATTGCCGAGAGTGAAAAGACCTTCATCAAGTCGCAGGAAGACAACGTGCTTCGCCAGGTGTCAAACACCTACGCACTTGCGCCAACCCAAGAGACGCGCGACACGATCGCCAGCAAGCTCGATGAGGTGAAATACGACCCAAATCTGACCGCGATTGAAAACGCGCAGCGCAAGGCCGTATCTGTGGAATTGCTTCAGAGGGTCGATGCGGAGTTTGGAAAGATCGACAAGTTGAACCTCACGAATCAGCTTGTGAACAACGTGTTGAGCCGAATCACGATTCTGTCACCTGATGACAGTCAATGGAAAGACGTGCTCAAGCGGACTGGTGCTGTCGGACAAAGCACCATTGACCCCGTCGCGGCATCAAACGTCGTCATGCAGACGCAGACGATGCCGGCGACGCTGCTTGACACCTTATATGGCAGCCTGAACGGACGTCCGGATCAGCGTGACGCGGCACTCCAATTCCTCGCGCACATGGCACCCATGTATCAAAGCGATGCAATGGCACAGGTCATCGGTTTCAATGTTCGCGACACGGACACTGCTGGCAATGCACCGATCATCATGGCTGTACGGGACGTTCTTTCGGATCCAAACGTCGCCGGTCTGCCTCGCGACAAGAACGGCAATCTATCCAACGAAAGCCTTCCTGCATTGCGATCGACGTTCGTGTCGGCACTCAACCGACATCAGGACGCAGAACTCCCAAAGTTGCCGTCCGGCGAAATCGTGAACGCATTTGTAATTGGTGGAATCAACCGTATTGGTGGTTACGCAATCACTAACGCAACCGCCCCCGTACCAACATTGCAAACGATCCAAGGCGCTGTTGCACAAACAGCTGCTTCCAAGTTGAACTCACTTGGTGTCCAGGGGTCTGCAATGAATGATTTGTCGCTTGAAGTCGCGGCGCGGGTTATGTCAACGTGGAACCCAGTATCAGGAGCTTGGGCTCCAGATCGTCGTGCGATCGAATCTCAGATCGATGCGGAAGCAAAGCGAATCTACGAGAATCACGTTTATCCAAAGGCTGGAAACACGGCGTTTGCTGCATACGAACGCGGTCCAGACTACCCAACGATGCAGTGGGATCAGCCAATGGCTGACGCTTGGTTCAAGGCCAACAACATCCCGGAAGATCGAATCACGTCCATCGTTCCAGTTATGTACGCAAAAGACAATTCGTACTACGTCTTCATTCGCACTGGAGACGCTGGTGGCGACACTCCATCACCCGTGGTTATGAAAACCATGCGGCTGGTTCCGCCAGCGCCGACGGCACCGCCAACCGCCGCTGATGTGATAGACAAGATCAGAAGGAAGAAATGACCCAGTTTCAACCGTCTCCGCTGATACAGCGTTTTGGTGGCATGGGATACACGGGAACGGATGAACAATCGCCAGAGACACAATTTGGCGTTGACTCGGCCAGCCACTTTGTTGTGTCAAGCCGACGCCAGGAGGATCCCGGCTTTTGGGATTCGGTCATGGCTGGCATGGCCCTCAACCCGAGCGTTCGAGCAACCAACGGATTCAGCGACTGGCTGGCGAGTCTCATGGATACAACTCCAGAAGATCCCCGTCCATTTGACATGGCGGCAGAAATCCAGCGGATGCAACCCAACAGGCTTGCGTTGGTGAATCAGCTTGCTGATGATGGGTACATATCTGAAAGCATGAGCCGGAAGGACTTTTACCGCGTCCTGGACGATGCCGCTGGCGTGCTTGAAGATAGATCGACAATCGAACGGTACGCGCAAACCGCACCCTGGTACGCATCGTTTGGAGCAGGCGCTGTCTCTGGCCTCACGGAACCGCTGTACATGATTCCGGTCGGTGGACAGGCCATGCGTGCGGTTGGGACTGCGCGCGGCGCACTTACGCAAGTGCTGGTGTCTGGTGCAAAGAATGCTGCCGTGCTCGGAAGTATCAATCTAGCAGCCAAGAAAACCACAGATGTCTTCTCGTATGACCTCACGAACGACAAGGGCATGACCGACGAAATGGTCGTGTTTGGGCTTGGGGCTGGACTTGGCATGGCAATGCCAGCTACGTCCTACGCTGCCAAGGAATTGACTGCGAGAACAGTGCTGGCTCTTGGAGGCACACCGACAACTGGATTGCGTGGATCAGCCGCGTCTTGGGCTCGAAGCTGGACCGCTCCAAAGCGACTCAACCTCATGCTCAGGAATCTTCCGGAACAGAAAATCCTTTCTGGCAAGGGACTGGCAATAAACGAGGGTGGAGATGCGGCGTCCAAAGTTGTCGGCAAGGCGCGATGGAAAGATGAACAGGCCAATGGCGTTCGGATTGTTCAGAACCTTCTTGATGATGCCAGGAATGGCACGTTTCATGAGGGCGTTTCCATTGCACCACTGCGCGCCGACGGTGGAAGCGATGCACTTGAGCCGCTTCTGAAAGAGCTGCGCAGACGTTATCGAATGAATCGCAAGCAAATGCTGATTGACGAGAAGATGCACGCTCTCGGTAGCGGCCCTCCTCCGGCAATGCACCCGGACGCATCCAGACTTGTCGAGGTTCCGCATCCAGCGCAAGAGATGTTCAATTCGCTGTCACGCATGGAGCGAACGCTTACGACGTTACTCAACACGGTTCCAAAGACCAAGGGCGCTGCACGGCGGCTTGTGAAGTTGATTGCCGATCTCGGAGATGCGTTGCCAACCGGCAACACCCCAAATGCCAGGGCGCGCGTGTTGCCAAACTGGTTCGCAGACCTGAACAGAATGCTGGTGGCAAGCAACATGGAACTGACTGCGGCAGAGCTTGCCGGAACCGCCGCGAGCCGCAGCAGCGCCGAAGCGATCCGCGATGGTCTTGATGGCGTCCTCCGCACCACGATGGAAGACGTAAAGCAGATCCTTGGCAAAAACAAGATGTGGAATTGGTTTCGTGGAACGTCTCCGCAAGGGCAAGCAGCTTTGCGCGAAGCCGTTGACGTCATCCTTGACCGTTCAATGGCAAGCAATGGACTTGGAAGTTCCATCACGCCAGGACCGAGGTCTGGCGTTGCAATCGACATCGCTGATCGACTTGAGAAGTACTTCGATCACATGTACGACGAGCTCGTTTCAGCTGGACTGTTGAAAGATGATCCGGCTCTCAGGAAGTCCCATTACATCAGCCTGGCGCTTGATGACAAGTTGATTTCAAAGAACAGGGACGGCGCGCGAAACGCCCTGATTGCACAATTCAGAATGCAGGATCAGGGCGAACTACGACCAGACTCCGTTGCTGCCGCGTTTGACAAAGCACGCAACAACCCAGTCATTCGCGAGCAGATAACCGATGCGATGCGGACGCATTATGGCGATCCGTCTCTTGAGTTCAAGAACGGGAAAGCGGTTCGTGCGCTTCTTGATGATCCCGATGCAGCAACGTTCCTGCCAAGTCTTTCTGGATTTGGAACAGAAGCGCAGGTAGCAATCAAGGATTCGCTTGAACGCATTTACCAGAAGGGCGCCGATGACCTCATCGACAAGCTGACGCAGCCATACGCCCAGTCTGTGCTGTTCGATCAAGTTGCCCAGGCAAGCAATCTCAGCGTGTTGCGAGAGCGAACGTTTGAAAGCGTCGGTCCTGCATTGCGTGATTTCATCGTGAAGGATCCAATCACGCTGTTGCGCCGATACAAGGCGCAGGTGCATGGTCAGATTGGAATTGCAAGAGCCATCCAGTCGCACCCAGACGTGATGAACAAAATTCTCATCTCCGGCGACGGCGGCACGATGCGGCAAGTCAAGAATGCTGGCGACCTCCTCCAGTTCCTTGGAGAATTGCGTAACGACGTTGAACGCTTCGGACAGTCAGTAGCAAGCAACACCCCTGATCTTGCAAAGGATGCCGGCGCATTTCAGGCAGACGCAAACTCGTGGATCCTTGACAGCGAGGCGGTCACGAAGCGACTGATCGGCCAGATCTTGTTCGACAAGCAAGCCGCTCCGTCCGAAGCAACCATGTGGACATCGCGACAACTGACAAGGTGGAGCGTGCTGGTCAATGGCGGCATGATGGGGTACAGCAACCTTGGCGACATGACGACCAAGTTCTATTGGAGCACGTTGAACCCTCGCGGCTTCCAGTTCCTTGCGCACGCGCTCCTGCCATACGACTGGGTGCCAGGCGGACAGGCAAGCCGAGAGATGCTTGAGATGCTCAACATGGGCAGTCAAGTCACCAGACTGTTGCGCGAAGACACCCCGTTCGTCATGGAGCAGCGCGCAATGGGATCGTCTCCAATGACCCGCAAAGTAACAGCCAAGGTCGATCGCGTCATGGAATCGGCCGCTTCAAAGTTTGGCGACTTGATTGGACTCAACTTTGTGAACGACTTCAACGCACGCTGGGGATCGCTGATCGCCATGCACGAAATGATGTTGGGTGCAAAGAAGATTGTTCGTGGCGAAGCACTATCAGACTTCCAGCGCGGTCGCCTGAGTCGTATGGGCATCAACGCATCGAATGCTCGACAATTCCTTGAACAGTCCCACAAGTTCGGTGTGTATGCGGACGGATCCGCAATTTCAGCGGAGCCATTTGCGGACTTCCTAAACAACCGTCGTCCAATCAATCCGCTGTGGGATCGATGGGATCCAACCGCTTCAGACCTCCGCCGCGTGTTGTCTGACAACATCCCAAACGAGTCGCGCAGATACTGGAACGTTGTTCCTGGTGCAGGCGACCGCCCATTGTGGGAAGACACCGCTCCACTCATGCGATTGGTGAACCAGTTTTCTGCTTTCATCACGGCGTACAACACGCAGCGACTGCGCCCAATGACGCAAATGGGCGGATTGGCCCTTGGTGGACTGGTCGCCTACCAATTCTTGTTTGGCTGGTTGAACAGAAGCACGTCGCTGGCATTGAGCAATCGGCGCTCCATGACGGACAGCATTCACAACCTCATCGAGAATCCGCACGAAGAAGTATTTGGAGCGGTACAACAGAGCGCAATGATGGGCAGCATGAACCGCGCGCTTGGATATCTGGACAATCTCGACATTGGCCCTTCCCGTTTGCTTGGAATTACATACCCAGGCGGCACGTTTGGAGCAGTTGCGCGCCAAGCGTCCGATCGAAAAATGAGCATGGCAGAGCGAGGGTTCTCAATGCTCGGAGCTGGTCCTCAGGTGCTGGCAAAGATGGGCGATGCCATCTACACGCGAAACGATAATCCCGAGCGATCTCGGTACCTGATGCAGCAAAGCCTGCCGTTCCAGAATCTGATCTGGGCTCGCATGTTGAATTCATCCGGCATCACAAGGCCGTTGAATGACGTGGAAATGTATGTGCCGTTTGTCACGCCATCAGACGCATTCAGGCCAGCACAGCGTCCAACGTTCAAGATCAAATGAAAGACATCAACGCAGACCTGCAACGACTGTTGGCACTACGAATGTTGGAAGTGCTCAAGGATGGCAGGGAGGTGATCGGTCCAGATGGTCAGCCGCGCCGCATCATGGCGACTGCGGCAGACTTCAATGCAATTCGCGGACTGCTCAAGGACAACGGCGTAACAAGCGTTCAGACGGCTGACAGCCCACTCAACGATCTCGTCCAGGAGATGAGCAAACGCGGCCTGAAGTTCCGCCCAAGCGAAATCGCCGGCGACGAGGAAGCGGCCTGACAAGGAGACAATCATGGCGAAGCGCATTGCTGCCATCAGCTGCACGCATTCGCCATTCACTCCGCCAGAGACGCATCATTGGCTCCTGAACACGCTGGCGGACCTCGGTGACGTTTCCAACTTTGTCCACCTTGGAGACATCTTCGAGGCGTCTGCTGCGAGCGTCCATCCGGACGAAGCAGATCACACGCTGCTTGACGAGTACCGGCACGCATCAGCATTCATGCGTTCGCTTCGAGACGTGCTTGGAAAAAAGACGCACTATCACGTTTGCATGGGCAACCATGACGACAACCTGAAGTCGCAAGATCCACGACGCATTCCAAAGGCGTTGCGTGACGTGACCGACTTCATGCGAACGGAGCCGTTTGCTGAAGAGGCCAAGCACTGGCATTGGACGCCATACCGCAAGGACAAAGCCGGTTGTCTTGAAATCGGGCCAGTCGTCTTGACGCACGGGTTCGACGCAGGACAGGGCAGTGATGAATTGGAGGCGCTCCAGTTCATGAATATGACGGGCGGATCGGCGCATCGGTTGTTTGTGCGCGGCCACACGCATCGCCCGGTGCACCTGACCCAGTGCCGACGATCGCGCTCAATTCCGCTGCCGTACTGGTACATGAACGCCGGAACCTGCGGACCGCTTCAACCAAAGTGGATGAGCCGCCGTGACACATCTCAGTGGGGTGCGGCCGTGGTCGTCATCGACCTGGTCCGTGACCCGTCCCATCGCAATCGCGGGAGACAGTGGGACGCCCGCCTTGTTCAAATGATTCAGCAGTAGGAGACGCATGGCAAAGAAGCGTGATTACGCGAAGGAGTATCGGGATTATCAGGGGACGCCGGAGCAGCTGCGACGGCAGAGCGAGCGGCACAAGGCTCGCCGAAAGATGGGTCTCAAGACTGGAGACCCCCGAGAAGTGGATCATAAAGTTCCACTTTCAAGAGGTGGATCCAATTCGATGAGCAACCTCCGCGTTGTGAGCAGAACCACGAACAGGAAGAAGGGTGCGCGATGAAGCAGAAGAATTCGCTCGTTGGCAATATCAACCGACGCAAAAAGGCTGGAACCAGCAGGTCGAAGGCGAAGAGCACGGTCAGCGCCAAGGCGTATGGTCAAATGAAGCGAGGATGGAAATGACGCCAGCCAAGGGCAAGAGATTCGTCAAGGTGGTGCAGGGCTCGTCAGGTCGGACCCGCAAGGTGTCCTACGGTCAGGCTGGTCAGGCAAAAGGCGGCGGCGACCGCATCAAGCCTGGCACTGCCAAGGGCGACGCCTATTGCGCTCGAAGCCTTGGCCAGATGCGTGACCATCCATCTGCTGCAAAGGATCCAAACAGCCCGCTGAGGCTCTCGCGCGCGAAGTGGAAGTGCTCCGGTGCCCGCTCACGGCGGTCTTGACAAGCAAACGCGGGAGTACGTCGAACGACTCGCAAGGGAGTTCCCGTTCTTCTTGTCCGAGCTTTGGCATGAGATTGGCCTGAAGTCCATTCCGAAGCACCACCGCGAAATCGCCGAGTACCTCCAGCACGGACACAACCGGCGTGGAATCCTTGCGTGGCGTGGAGCTTCAAAGACTTGGGTGACAATTGCCTACTGCTGCTGGCGGCTGTTCACCAACGCCAAGCATGAACGCATCACCTACGTCTCAAAGAGCGAGCGTGCAGCCAAGGAATCGCTGTACCTGGCTCGCAAATGGATTGGGCAGGCAAGATTCCTCCAGCACTTGGTTCCAGACCGCAAGGCTGGACAGCGCGACTCGGCGCTCATGTTCGACGTGAATGGCACAGAGCCAGACCGAACGCCGAGTTTCTGCGCCTACGGCATCACTGGGCAGATCACTGGCTCAAGGTCAACGTGCATCGTGGCTGACGACGTCGAGACCAGCGAGAACACCCTGACGCTTGACATGCGGAAGAGGCTGCGTGACCAGGTGGCAGAGTTCGAGAACATCCTCATCCCCGGCGGCGATGTCGTATACCTCGGTACGCCGCACCACGAAGAGACTTTGTACGAGCACCTGATCCGAGGTGGGTATCTCTTCATGGCGTGGCCTGTAAGCCATCCTGGCGAAGCAGGATGCGGTTGTGAGCTTGGCCCGATGTTTGCCGACATGGAAGCCGGCGACCTGTGCTGGCCCGATCGTTTTGGCCGCGAGGAACTTGCTGCTCGAGAAGCCGCAGAGGGCCGCTCGAAGTACCAGATGCAGTACCTGCTCCAGTGGCGTGTCGGCGACGAGAACCGGACTCCGCTTCGCCTTGCAGACTTCATTGTGTTCGCGATGGACCGCGATAAGGCACCCATGACCATTGCTTGGGGCGCAACCAATTCCGCAGGACAGAGCACGCGCATCGAGTCAATCCCAAGCCTTGGATTCGGAACTGATGGCTACCAAGCTCCCATCATGTTTGACAAGGATTGGGCCAAGTACACGGGTACAAGAATGTGGGTAGATCCCAGCGGAAAGGGCGAAGATGAGACCGCGTTCGCGATAGTTAGCCACATGAACGGGTATCTTTGGTGCAAGTCCGTTGGCGGCCTTCCTGGCGGATACAGCCCATCGACGCTTGAGGAACTGGTTCAAGTGGCGAAGCGTCACGGTGTGACCGACCTGTACGTCGAGGACAACTTCGGCCAGGGAATGATGGCGCAACTTTTGGAACCCTATCTCCAGCGGGAGTTTACGGAACCCGGAACGGACGCCCTGAACCCCGACGGATGGGTGTGTTCGGTTGAGACTGTGCGCGTGAGTGGGCAGAAAGAAACGCGCATTATCGACAACCTAGAGCCGATCTTGAACCAGCACCGGCTGGTGATTCATCCGGAAGTGGCGCAAGACGAAGTACTTCAGCACCAGTTGACGCGCATTACTCGCCAGCGCGGATGCCTTGACCACGACGACCGCGTTGAGGCATTGGCAATGGCGGTTTGGTTGTGGAAGAAAGACATGGCTCAAGACCCAGAACGAGCCGCCGAACGATCGCGTCAACGGGCCATCGAAGAGGAGCTCAAACGGGTGTACTTGGACCACGCCCCAAAGGGTCGCCGATGGTTCAATCGACAGTGACAACGTCCCAATAAAATGGGAAGTCACTTCCCATTTTATCCGGACCTTGTACCACGGGAGGGGGAGGAAAGGGGGGACTATAGGGGGGATAGGGAGGGGGAGGGGAAAACAACCCCTCCCCCTCCCTATCCCCCTTCCCCCCCTTGGCCAATCCCAAACCATCTGACCAACCCAAACGGAGAACTCGATGACTCAACTGCCGTCGGAAATCCAACTCGGTGCGAATGTCATTCCGATCCTTGTCAGCGATGATGTTGGAGACCTGGCCTTCGGCGATGCCCAGATCCATCCGTACCCGCTCATCCGTCTCCACCCAGGTCTCGAAGGTCAGCAGGAAGCACTCACGGTGATCCATGAGCTGGTCGAAGTCATCGACCTCACGTTTGATCTCAGCCTCACCGAGACACAAGTCAGGTGTATCGAGCAGGGACTGGCAGCAGCGATGAAACAGACACCCGAACTGTTGCCGTATCTCCAGCATCGACTACAAGGCCGTTAGGATCGTCTGTGATCGATTTGTAGGTATAAGTAATACCGAGACAGCATTTGATGCTACGGATCGATCCTAAGCCATCGTAGTGCGTTATACGGGGTGTCGATTTGGAGCAATCGTGCTACAGATCGACGGAAGTATGGCGGATTCTATCCAATCAAGGCCGTTAGGTCAAGGCGATCATGTTCAATCAGATCCACGAATTCAATCAGCTGATACCCGTTGATACGCCTCTTGGTGAAGGATACCTGCTCTACGTTTGCAACCCTGGCATGTACACCAACGCCTGCTACGCCGTCGTGCTCGAAGACGGTCGGATCCGTCACTTCATGGACCATCAGATCACCGTCGTTCGCAACGACACGCTCCAGATCTTCCCGAAAGAAGCGGGATCATTTACGGACGAATCAGGAGTGTCAAAGGGTCAGACCATTCCGTCGCGAAATGATGTGAAGGGCAGTTGAACTTTGGACTCGGCCCGGATCCCCCCCGTGCCGGGGGCCGTCGTGGCCGATCAATCGCGACGCCGGCAAACGGCAGCGCCACAAACCGAACGCCGGCGGCCGTTCTAAAGCGCCGGCGGATGTTGTTCGGGTCCGCTATGGACCAGAACCATGCGCCGGCGGCCGTTCAAGTCTTCGCGCCTGGTCGAATCGCCAGCGCCGCGCATGTCCACCTAGACGCCCTCACTTTCTCCATTCACCTACCCGCCCTCACTATGACGCCTCACCCGTTCCACATACGCCCTTTTTTGATCCGTTCTATCCG